GTTGAACGGCTGCAGAGGAGACACACTAAGGCGTCGTTTTTTGAAGTAAATGAAGTGATAGATGCGATAGGAGAGTTGGGTGAGGATGAGTTGAACAATACTAAGTTGATGAAGAAATATGAGACAGGAGGTAAGCATAGAATATTGTTGCCAGGCACATTGGTACATTACTTGATAGTGTCTTACGTGTTGTTTTTCTTCGAAAAGCAAGAACAGGTCGGGTCTGTGAGAGTTAATGCGCCTTATGATGAACATGTAGCTTACACAGATGTGAAACTGACAGAGGGATTACACCACTTACTTTATGATTGGAAAGATTTCAATGAGGACCATTCAGTAGCGGACATGGCCAAAGTAACAGCTTACATATTTGCAGTGATGGAGACACCATCGGATATGAGGCCGTTTGTAGAAGCCATCATAAATAGCTTACACAAGATGACAATCATAGACAAGGAAGGCAATATGCACAAGTTGTTCAAGGGGCTCTTTTCAGGGTGGAGGGACACAAGTAACACCAACAGCATCTTAAACAATGTTTACGTCGAAATAGGGCGCATATGTTACACAAGAATATACAATGAGGACCCTATTGTGTACAAGGACCACGGCGGGGATGATCTTGATGCGGCTTTTAGGGATGCAAAATCCGCGGTAAGGTTCTTTTATGTGATGGAGAGAGTCGGTTTTCCCGCAAATATAGTGAAGCAGATGGTAGACACAAAAAGCGAGTTCTTTCGCGTGACTATAACTAATGAGGGTGTGTATGCGAGTCCAACAAGGGCACTGGCATCTTTCATTGCTGGTGACTGGGAAAACTCGCGGCCAATACCAGTGAAGGAAAGAATAGCAGGGTTGATGGACCAGATTGCCCAGTTAGAAAGACGAGGAATGAGCAAAGAGTTCTCACGTGGTGCCACTATAATGGTAGTAGCCCACTGGTGCAGGATTAAATCTGGTGAAAGCTGGGTAGATCTGCCCCCAGAAGTGATACATGGCGAGTTAGCTGATGGGGGTCTTGGAATACCAGATGGGGATGGTGACATATGGAAATTATCAAAGCCAGTACCTAAACTAGCATCGATAGAGGGCTCAAAAGAACCAGTAGGCAACAAGGCCAGTATGGACTATATAGCTATTATGTCTAAGAGGTTAAGGAGTCTGGGATTGGCATTAATTGACCAAGACCTAGCTGTGACAAGGCTGGCAGTCAGCGTGTTTGATTACGGAACATTGCCCGAAACTGAAACTCTAAGACCATTGTTGGATTATGATGGGAAGTGCGTTAGTACCAGACCGGCAGTAGAAGC